CTCCTCAACAGATAGATCGCACAAACTCAACACAGTTTGGTATCTGAGATAACCTTTGTAAATAACTCCTGTCCGACTTCAACAACCACAAGGGGTCAGTGGTGTAAAAATCTACAGAATAGGTATTATAATAATCAGTCCAGGATTTCGGTACCTGATTGAGACACGGCATAAGATAATGCCCCAACTCCAACGTCCTACATTGGTCTTCAAACTCCAATTGCTGGGTAATGGTAACCCCATACAATTTCTCAACCAGCAGTCTAGTGTTTTTGAGGACTTCCTCCTGTTCAGGAATAGAATTCATGGAATCAATGAGCTTTTGACGCTCCCACTGATCCATATTCTTCAGGATTCGGTCATCAACACGATGAAGTGCTGTGAGTTGTAAAAGTCTCCGTCCTAATGCATCTAACATTGGGCAACGGTGGTATTGGTAGACTAAGGAATAGGCTTTGGCACGGAGTAACTGCATCGCCGTATTTTTATTACATTGCACATATTTCTTGTTAGTCCAACCAACTCTAGCAATCACTTCAAGAGGGTCTGTAACTACAACTAGATCATTCATATCATAAACTTGTCCGCAGAATGAAGCTTCGGATAGTTCACGGGTGTGTTCGATCTTGATTGTAAACCCTAAATCAGCAAAATCTTGAGCAGTTGGTGCAGCAGAAGCGGGGGTGACTTTAAATAATCCATCATCACCTTCAACAACTCCTACTGCAGTAGCACCTTTCAAGTGGCAGCAAAATAAAAATAACATCAAATTGGCAAAACCATTGCTGAGACTAGTATCCATTTCACCACTCATACGGGTAGCAGTGAGTGATGCAGCTAAGTGCTTGAATGCTAGTTCATTTTTGCCTGTCATGACATCGACGTACATGTCCATCCATTCGCCCTGATACTGGGTTCCTTTGGTCATGTGTCTAAATAGTAATACTTGAGTCATTTGCATTACATCACGGGTAAAGTGAGCTTCAAATGCTGTATAATCTGTAAAAGTATAGTCTGAATTCGTGCCGGAGGATTCCAACAGGTTGCGGATGAACAAAGGCCGCTCTGCAACCGGGACGGTCTTAATGAATTCAGGACGGGAAAACAGCACATCACTCACAGCCTGTACAACAGGCCCGAAGTAACATTTAGCTTCATCGACTCTACTATTTATTAAACGAGGGTATTTCCATTCGGGATAAGTCTCATCCTTGATAAAACTCTTGACTTTCCTAAATCGATTTATATTCGGGCGTCTGTTAGCTTTGTCCCATACCCGGGCTAGCTCGACTTTTCTGGAAACGGGATAAGGACATCCTGCCAACCATTCATCGAACCCTGGTACAGTGTCATCTGTCAAAGGAGTCAGATTCTTTTTCAACCAAAGTTTCACAAACTTAATAAATTTTCTACGCATCTTTCGATTCAATTGGGGGGTTTTGTAGCCAAAACGCTTGACTATTCCACCTACCATTGAAGCGGGGTCGCCCGGACAGGGGCGGGGAGGAGTTGCACCTATAAAGCAAACAGGGAGTGCTTTTGACAGCACAGGCCTCATCGATCGAAAAACCTCACGACGAGTGAATGATTTGGATATTTTAAGATCTTTTTTGCAATCCGGCAAAGAAACAGCCGGAATCTCATTCATCCTGTATCCATGCAGATACAAACACCGCCCAGTGTCCGAGCGACCTAAAAATTCTCATCAACAGACATTACACTGCTCCCAACAATAGCTGCAGAGATTAGCGACATGTCCCGGTAAATGGACCGACCCTTCATGACGTAATGGGGATCATCATGAAAATGAGAATTAGCCGACAATAAACGATGGGTTGTCTTTACGAGTTCTGAAAACCCGCCTCGCGCTCCTGTCATCGTCTTCCTGTTGAGAATGGTCGGCATAAGCCCATCCACAACTCTGAACTTTTTCAATCGAAGTCCGTCTTTCTTGGTCCAAACAGACGGCAAACCCTCACAAGCTTCGTAGGAATAGAGATATTTAGAACCAACACTCTTCCCAGCGACAAAAGGCAACCAGGACGGAAGCTTGAAGTAAGTCTGCGCAACTTTTGATCTTATTGCTAGTCTATATTTACTAATGGTGTGTTCTGCACGCCTCTCCTCTTTGTCGAACTCAGGGGAAAAGTCATCTTCAAGTTCATAAGATTTGTCAAAAATCATCACCAATTTAGAATCACAGTGGTGACCAACCACTGATAGGTAACCGTCCGTAAACATGGTCGCCCACTTCCGGATACCCAGGTACAAATAATACATAAATACCAAATAGACTGCATTACCAAGAAGCCAC